ATCACTCAAGGTATTTGATATCGTTGATGATCTTTGTTGGAAGTCTCATAAAAATCACGTATACCGACATTTTGAAGAACGTGTAAAGATATACAAAAAAGAAAAGTTTGATTACAAAGTTCATTCCATGAGCTTTGAAACAAGGCTAGAAGATAAATAGTTTAAAGAAGGAGGACATTAATATGTCCGATTCGCTTCCCGAAAATCCTTTGTCAGGTGTATTAAAAGTAGTTAAACTTGCATCTGGAGAAGAGATAATTGGTCTTGTAAGTGAACCACACCAAGATAGAATTTTGATAAAACTTCCAGCTCGTTTGGAAAATTATGTAACTAAAGATGAGTCTCAAAATATTGTTGAATATGTTAAGTTAACAAATTATCTTGCAAATATAAAAAACTTTGAAGTCGTATTAAACAGAAATATGATCATATACATTGGATCTCCTCAAATCGAGCTTGAAAAAATGTATGAAGCATATTTTATAACAATGCAAGCTGATCCAAAATCTATAATGACATCCAGTGCTAGCGATACTATGTACCAATCTGGCAATATGGATAATGGTTTAGAACTTTTAAATAATCTTTTTAATAATGAAGATTTTGTAAATTTTGTAAACGATCTTATCGACAGTTTTGAAGGTGTTGAAATTGTTGAGATTGAAGAAGAAAATGAAGAAATTGTATCAGAGGAAAGTCAAGTAGAATCGGATATAAGCGATCCGGTTCAAGAAGAGCCCAAAGCCCGACCCAAGCCAAAGAAACGCTCTAAAGTCAAACCAGAGACCAATAAGATGCCTTATAAGCCCGAGGAGCCACCCGAGGATCCACAGAGCTGGTCCGACAATCCCCAGGATTACATTTAAAGAGTATTTTTTAAATTTGTTGGGGCGTTTGGGGTAACGGTATAGTATGAATATTTGAATCTACAGGTGGCTTTTTGAAGGAGTGCATCTGCACTATCTGACTGAAAAGAAAATCCACTCAAAGATATTGGCACAATATTAAAAAATCTAAAAACGGTAGGATTACATTTATCTACAGCATCAAAAATTGAAAGAGTTGCTTGGTGATGCCAATCTTGGTAGTCTAAGTTGTAAGATGTTGTATTTTCAATATTTGTGATATTTCGAATCCAAGAAAATAAACTTTTCCAATTATTTAATTCCGAGTCAACTATAAATTCCACTGTCAACGGTTCGAACTGAACAGACATTGAGGGGACTGGAATTGTAGTTCCCAAAATAGTTGGCTGAGTTTGATCTGGAACAGTAATTCCAGGAACATTCACTTTTTGACACATCAATTCCATTTGTTTAGTCCCTCTACCAAAAATTAATTGGTAGTAACTGTTATATAATGGATTGATGTTCGGTGAACATGTTGTCATAAAAATATTTATGATAAAACAAAAACCTCCCGTTTTCACGGGAGGTTTTCGGAGTGTTACTTTACTTACCTATCAGGTGTTGCCGTGGAGGTGAGTTACGCTAGTGAGGCGGTAGTATTGGTTCAAACCAGCAGTCAAGGTTTCACCATCTGGTTGGAGAGTGGTGGTATTCAAGACATATGGGTTTGCAACTACACCGTAGCGGGTCTTAAAGGCAATACGTGGTTGGAAAGTATTTGGATCAACTGCACGTACCATTTGTAGAGGAACGTATGGGCAGTAGAACAACCCAGCATCGTATGGCGATTCACCCTTATAGCCAGCGCAGAAGTAGTTGTATCCGAGTGGGCTATATGGGTCGATGTAAACGCGAATCTTACCATTGAGCACGCCAGCGAAGGTGCTTTGTGTGTCATCAACATTGAGTTGAGGAGCGATTGCTGGGCTGAGGCTCATGAAGCCTGACATGGCGAGGGCTGCTGCGGTATCGCTATCGCAGATGATGAAGTTGCCCTTGCCACGACGGGTTTCCTTGGCGATTGCGTTGCATTCCCGTTCGATTTGGAAGCTGAGACCACGGAAGCGTTCAGCAGACCAACGACCATCTGAATCTTGGTCAAGATCGTAAATACCTCTGGTGACAAGATCGGGTTGTTGCGAACCAGTCTTAGCAACGAAGTAGATTGTCTTGACGATCTCGCGATTAATTTCAGCAAGAATTTCTGTGCTGAGGAGGTTGGCGAGTTCGGCTTCGGCATCCAATCCGTGAACAGCCTTGAGATCTTGTGCCAATTCAACGGTGTAGTTGCTGCTTAGAGCGCGTGTACGAGCTTGAACAGCAACGCGGTCAATTGAGAAGGCCATTTGGTTCCAGTTTTGGTAAGGAGCATTTTTACCAATACCTTCACCGTTGCCTGTCAACATACCACGGAGAGCAGCAAGTTGAGCAGCGGTTGAAGTTACACCAGAACTAAAGTTCCAGCCAGCTGAAATACCCTTGCTTGAAGCAAATGTTGAGTCCAATGTCCAACCTGAACCACCGAAGGATGGTTGTGGTTCTTGGAATTGAGCTTCAACGTATCCAGCAGCGCCGTAGGTTGTGCCTTGTGTACCGCCGAAAGCATAGTTGGAACGCATTGCAAAGATGAGGCCGGTTGGAGCGGTCATTGGTTGAACGCCACAGATATCATAGGCCATCAAGTTTGGCATTGCGCGACGAACCAAGCTAATGAGAACTGGATCATAGCCTGAAACTGCACCGGTGTTGGTGTAGCTCATTGGCATGCCCAAGTTGTTAGAAGCCATATCTTCGGTCAAGTGTTGAGCGCGAAGGGCTTGTTCTTGGTTCTCCAAAAGAACTGCTGTAACTTTCTTACGATAGTCATCTTGGATAGAAGGAAGAGCGCCGTGACCAAGCACTGGCTCCCACTTCTCGGTTAATACGTCATATGGTGTGTTTTCTGCGAATTGCATTTTTTAGTTATCTCCTGTGAGTAAAATTATTTAGTAAAAATTTATTTTTAGACCTTTTTATTAAGTCTGCCGATTGCTCCGACATAGTTTTCCACCAAAGAGGTGGGGGTTGCCTTGGCGGTAGCAAAAGTTTCTTGTGCATCTACAACCTTGTGTGTAGAACGATTGTTATTTAAGTAATTTTCCTTGATTGCAACCAATTTTTCACGGTATTCTTCTGGTGTTCCATAAGAAACATTTTCCATTAGTGATTGAAGTTTTGCAATTTGTGTGTCAGCCAGATCTCTTGTTTCGGCAACAAAGATTCCAGCACACTCAGTCAATGAAATTTCTTTGCTAAGATTAATATTTGTCTTGACAGCTTCGTTTAGCTTATTTTGTAGTTCTCTATTTTGTGAATAGAGTTCGTCAAGAACATTATATTTTTCATTTGGAACATCAATGTAGTGATTTTCAAAGAGGTTTTTTAGACCATTGATGAAGTTTTCTGCAATTTGTGTCTTTACGCCTTGTTCTACGGCAACAGCATTTTCTTGCATCCATTCTTCTACAACATAGTCCAAATAATCATCGACTTTTTCAACCAAAGCTTCGGTTACATTGTCCAGATATGTTTTAACATTTGAATCAACGCCTTCGGTAATCACTGCAACAGTCTTTTCAACACGATCATTTACAGCAGCTTCAAAAATTCCTTCAAGCTGAACTACGAGTTCTTCTGAAGCGTTTTCTTCACCTAAAAGAGAAACCAGAGCATTTCTGAATTCAGCGCGAGCTTGTTCTTCAACTTCAGTTGGCTCTTCTTCTTCGGTTTCCTCTTCTTCTTCAGTCTCTTCCTCTTCTTTTTCGGCGGTGGTTGAGGTTGGTGCTGGTTTTGCTACCATTCCTGCAACGCTATTTGGAACAACTGGTGAAGAAACTGGAACGGCGATGGGCATTCCAGTAACAACAGGCGATGGAGTCATTGAGCCTTTTCCTGTTGCATCGTAATCTGGCTTACCGTCTGAAATTGCTCCCATACCCATTACTTGGGCTAGGGCTTCAGAAATTGAATTTTTTGATTGTTTTTTCATATTAAAAGGATCCTTGTCAGTGTAAATTATTTATAATGTTTAAATTTTTCAATAATATTATTTTTTAGTTTTCTTTTGAGATGGTATTAAAATTGGAGCAAATGGTTTACCACTGCCTCCCATAATATTTGCCGTCTGGGATTTTGCAATGTTTGCTAAATTTTGATTTACAAAGTCATATCCAGAAAGTTGTTGCATTTGCCCCAGAACATTTGTTCCTATAGCAGTAGCCAATTGTGTTCCGGGACCTTTGGCAAATTGTCTTAAAAAAGAACGTGGTAAAAATTGTTTAGCAACTTTTAAACCACCCATTTTCATCATTTTTTCAAGCGTTGGGCCAAAAATTGATAATCCAGCTCCACCCAAATAAGAACCAGCGGCCGCAGCAATTCCTTCATTATCAGTATCACCCAATAAAATGTTATGTGGTCCTTTTTGTGTTTCAGTTCCGCTTAGACCACTTTTAACTTGTTTTTTTAATTTGGCACCATCATCACCAGAACCGTAACCACCTTTGTACTGTGTTCTCAATTTATCTAAAGAAATATCGAAGGAATCTGTTTTGGGTTCATAATCGGCTGAAGGTGCAGACAAACCAAATTTTTCTTTTAACCGTTCTTCTGCTTGGCGTGCTCTCATTTCAGTGCCATCTTCATTCAATAATTTACTTGAATAAAGTTCCAAATAATGTTTTAATTGCTCATTAATGCAATTGCATTTATTTTTTTCAACTCTTTCCTGAAGAGATTGAATTAAATACTTTTTGGAATTGTTTGATAAAGAAGCCATTAAATATTTTTGAAGAATTGTTCGAATACTTTTACAATATTTTTATTAAGATTTTTTGATGAAGAATGTTTTATCATTCTCTGAGCATTTTGAATTTGTCTTTCAG